GTCGAACACGAGGGGTTGTCGTTTCTCACGATTACCCTCCCGGCCTTCTGCGCAGACTTCGAGAGAGGTCTGTCGTTAGGCTATATAGCTCCAGACGCGTTTCAGGGCTTTCATCGGCCCAACAACGCGCAAGGGCTCCCCGCATTTCTGCGAGGTTTCCTTGAGCTTGTGTTCGACAAGTGTACTGGGTCACTGCTCCACGCAAGTGCTGTGTCGACAGAGGCAATCTATGCCGTCCGCCAGCTTACGCTGGTATTCGGTAAGATCCTTGAGCCCTGCAGTGATGCTAGGGTCTCGAAGTCGATCAGGAACTACGTGGATGTTGAGTTGGAACTAGCGGAGCGGAACGACCACTTTGGAGGAGCCAGAGATGACTTCGTCCGAGTGGCGCGGATGCTCTTTGCGAGGGCCTTTGCTAAGGTTGATGAGCTCGTGTATAATAACGAGCTCATTCCTCGACACGGCCCCGGAGCTACTGCGGATCGGCTCACCGGAAACGGTAAGTTTGATCAGCGCGAGTGGACAGAGCGCCTGGAGGAGTATTTTCCTTTCGGAGAGTATTCTCTTCCTAATTGGCGCTTTGCCGCTACTCTGGAGGACGTACAGTTCCACGAACCTGGCGCGGAGAGGCCTGTAAGGGTCATCACCGTACCTAAGACGCTCAAGGCACCTCGGATCATTGCAATCGAGCCTACGTGCATGCAATATGCACAACAGGCCGTTGCGGGGTCCTTGATTCCCTTGCTGGAATCCGACGATTATATCGGCGGCCGGCGTGGGATGATCGGATTCACGGACCAGCTCCCTAACCAAGAGATGGCTCGTGAAGGTTCCGTCAGGCTTAGCCTGACGAAGTTGGCGACGCTGGATCTCAGCGATGCCTCCGATCGTGTTTCGAATCAGCACGTTCAAGCCTTGACGGATGATCGGTTCCCCTGGTTTCAGGGTGCAGTTCAAGCGTCTCGGTCCCGTAGTGCTGATGTGCCTGGACATGGAGTTATCCCTCTGTCCAAGTTCGCGTCGATGGGTTCAGCTCTCTGCTTCCCGATGGAAGCGATGGTTTTCCTGACTGTCGCCTTTCTAGGAATTGAGCGAGAGCTCAGCGGACCCTTGACCCTAGCCTCCATCAGGAGTTTTAGGGGCAGCGTGCGTGTCTACGGGGACGACATTATTGTCCCCGCTAGATATGCCACATCCGTGATTGGTACCCTTGAGTCGTTCGGCTTTCGGGTAAACCATCGCAAGACTTTCACTGAAGGAAACTTCCGAGAGTCTTGTGGGAGGGAATTCTATGACGGGCAGGACGTTAGTATTGTCCGCGCTCGACGCCGTATTCCCTCGTCACGGAAGGACGTTCACGAAGTCGTGTCAGTCGTTTCACTACGAAACCAGCTTTATCAAGCTGGACTCTGGTCGACGGCTGGTTGGCTTGACGATCGGATTGGGCGGGTTCTCCCGCACTATCCTACTGTTGAACCCACGGCTTCTCTGCTGGGCCGCGTTAGCGTACTTCCTGGAGTTATCCAGAGAATGTCGCCGACGATGCATGCCCCCTTGGTTAAGGGGTATGCGGTAAGATCCAGGGCGCCCCTTTCGGGGCTCTCTGGAGAAGCGGCTCTGCTTAAGGTACTCCTCAACAAAAGCGAACAGCCAATCGCTGAGAGAGACCACCTGGAACGTTCTGGACGTCCCGATGCCGTTTACCTCAAGCTCGGGTGGAAGCAACCGTTCTAACGGTTGCTACGAGGCGTGAACCTTGCGCCTCAGAG